TCAATCATTTGCATAGGTGCTTTAATTGCTTTTAAAAACGTTTCACGCTCTTTTAAAGTACTTTTAAGGGCTTCAATTTGAATAGTAAGCGAATTGTATTCAATATCGTTACATTCGCTGTAATCGTATTTAACTCCTGCTTCTACTATTGAGAACTCCGAACCTTTAATAACTGCATTTTTTTCAAACTTTGAAATTTCATTTAATGCATTTTCAATTAATGTAGGTTTGATTTTCTCAAAAACTTTTTCCATTGCTTTCTGAAACCTCAGCAAATCACTTGCGATTATTTGACCATTGATTAAACCTTGCTCAAGTGAATAAGCGAATGTTTCAATTTGCTGCTTTGTTTCAGGTAATTGGCTTAGTGTACTGATTGCTGTTTCCATTATTTTGATTGATTGATTAATAATTCTTCGTTAATTTTTGAAATTGAATATTTTGTTTTGATTTGCTCAATTGTGCCACCTTTTTTAATAAAGGCAATAGCTTCATCAAATGGCTTGGTATTCGGATTTAGCCATATTTTGCTAGGTGTTTCAGTTGGCTTACTAGCTGCATTGCCATCATCATCTTCGCTGCCTAAATTAGCCATACTTTGTAAGCCATATCGCCTGGCATAAGTAACACCACTACCATGTGACTGAGCATCATTTACTTTATTACAGATTATTTCAGTAAAGCCTGCAATCCATTCCCCACTTTCGTGTAGTAACATTGTTTTTACAAATGGCTTGCCATCAATACTTACAGTTGGCTGCCAAACGCTGATTTGATTTTCATTAAATGCGGGTAAACAAGCCTCCCTAATTTCGTTTAAATCAGCATATTTTGACTTAAAAAAAGGATTGTTGGATGTTTTCTTTGGCGTGCTCATTTCTGATTGTGCCTTTACAAGTGCTTTCGCAATTGTGCTAATTGATTGTGATTGTGTTTCCATATTTTCTTTATTGTGTTGCAAATATTAGTTATTGTTTGCTATTGCTCCTGATTGTATTAATTTTTTAAAATGTATCATATCCATTTTATTACCAACTACACCAAATCTACTTAAATTAGAACTATGGTCACTAATTCTTACTGTAATGTCAGTTGTATTATCATCATTTATATACATGTCACACCAGCAATTTTTATCGTTTAAAACCTCAACTGTTAATCTAACATAGTGGCTTAAACCATTAGTAAAACAAGTATCAATACTAATTTTAGTATAACCCATTTCGCTGAACATTTTAATAATTTCTGATTGATGGTCAAAATCTTGGTTAAATTCTTGTTTTTCAAATGTAGTTTTCATAATTACTGTTTGTTATCTGAGTACAAATATAGTAATACTTTTAGTAATACCAAATAATATTTTTAAAGGCATTGAAAATCAACCAATTAAAATTATTTATTTGTATAAATTAGTAATAAATTGCTCTTTTTCTATGCCTGCATCATGCCATTCTATACGTGCAATTCCTAATGCTGCAAAGTCATCTTCGGTACTATTATCACGATTGCAGATCTGTTTTAAATTGTCGTAAATTTCTCTTTTACTAGCTACTTTTGCAGCTAAGGTTTCACGCTGCAATCTTGTGGCGTTTATTTCTTCAAGTGTTGGTCTATATTTGCTCATTTAGTTGTCTAATTAGTTGTTTAATTTGCTCTTTTTGAAGTTGAATTTGGTTTTCTTTTTGTGTTATTTTAGCGTTTAAATTATCGTTGTTATAGTCAACAAACCATAGGCTATTATTGATTATTATTTGATGGTTTAAAGTAGCTATGTCTTCGCTTAAACTTGTTATTTGCTCAATACATTTGCGTATGTTGTAAGTTAGTTTAATTATTGTTTTTATCTGCATATTTTAGAATGGTAATTTTTCTGTTTTTATTTTTTTAAGCATTAATCTAACTTTTTTAAGTGGGTAAAATTTTGAATTAAAATTATAGCCAATAGTCCCGTTTTTGCTTACTTTTTTTAAGATTTTAGAACGCTGACAATTAATACAGATTCCCTCTTTTGTGAAAACATAAGGTGTGTTCGGTATTTCCCAAACAACTACATAATTAACTGATACTATCATATTTAGTTATACTGATTGTTACGTGTATAAACGAGTTAGCGGTCATTGCTGACGACAGAACTCTTCGTATAGTTCGTCTGTGTTATAGAATTTACCTTCATATTGCCAACAGAGTAAACCCTCATCCCATCCTTCTTTAGCGTATTTAAGTAACCATCTTCCAAATTTAATTGGGTGATGCAACGAACCGCTAACATCGGCTTTGCAAAACGGTGGGTTCTGTGCTAATTTTTTACTTTTGTTTTCCATTTTATATTTAGTTTTAAATTGAACATTTGTTTTTCAAAGTCCACCGCTTCGCAAAGCCGAGAACCGTTATGCCCCATAATCAGAGCAGACACAATCAAAGTCATTCATAACTGCATCCAACAATTCATATTCGTCAGGGTCTTCATCTGTTTTACCAGTTTCAAGATATTCGATTGCAATATCGTGTTCTAACGTACTTTGACCACGTTGAGAAAATCTTTCACGTTCACCTTTAAGTACTTCAATTAATTTTAATTTACGTTCCATATTTATAATAATTACGGGGCATAACACAGGCTATATGCAATTGCCCACAAGGTTTAGTGCAATATTTAAAGTTTCTACAAGGGCAACTGCACATAGCCCAAACCGTTGGCAGCAAGTGTAACGAACATAGTGCGAAAAAAACATCATACCAACAGACATAAAAAAAATACCATTTAAGCAACTTGAAATACCAAAAAAGTACTTAATAATTATTTTTTAGTCAAATAAGGTTTTTTATTTGACCTTATTTTGTATATTCTTTGACTGAAAACGGTTGTTCCATAAATATTAACGACTTCTTATTTTCAGCTATTTTTTCAGCATACCATTCGTTTACAGTCATTCTACTATTAGTATAGGTAACGGTAGTATCTTTGCCTAAATTTTGATTTATTACTAACATAAACTCGCCTATATCATTGCGCTGTATGCTAATTGTAATAGGGCTTAAATTCTCACTTACTGGAGTGATTACTGTTCTTTTTATTAATTCCATGTTATTTATTTTTTAAAGGTTTCGTTATAATATTGTTCTGCCATTCTATTATAGAATTTACTTGGTCTATCAGATTGTTGGTCGCTTCGTCCATCTCTATAAGAATCTATTATCTGTTGTTTTTCCATTGCTAGAGCTTGCTCACATTTGCTTTTGATTGATTCATCAGTTACACAAATAAGTTCTTTAATTAGCCATTCTACTGCTGTTAATTCCATGTTCTAGGTTGTGTTATTAAATTTAAAGTACTTGTTATATTATTGACCAATAAATCGGCTTGTTTTTTCTTAAACAAATTGTTTTGCTCAATAGCATAGTTGCGCAGTCTGCTTATTTTTTCAAACCTTGTTTTTAGTTGGTCCACTCTTGAAACCTTTGGCGTTTCTATTTCCCTTGCATTTACTAAAATTTTTTTTAGATTTGCAGTTGTAAAAATGTTTTCCATATTTTTTTATTATCTACTTAGAGGGCTGCTTAATTGCGGCTCTTTTTGTTTCTACATAAATTTTGCTCAAATGATTTAGCTTTAAAGTTTCCTTTATTACAACCGCATAATTATACTCACATAGCTTGCTACTATCTGTTTTAATTAGCTTAATGATGTTTTGTTGGGTGCAATTCATTTTGATTGCAATTCTGCAAGTATGAGCATTTTCGCTCAATAGTTTTTGTTTTATTGTTGGGTCTAGTTTCATAGTTTAGTCGTTAAATAGTTCTCGAATAGTTGTGTAAGTAATTTCATCTACAAGTCCATGTATTTTTAGTTCGGCTATTGTTCCAAATCTCAAATCCATTATAAACTTATTGTATTTTAAATCATGCTCAACATCTTCAAAAGTAGTTGCATACTTTTCTTTTTCCTCGTTTAGTTTTGCCAATGGTTCGGCTTTCATTCTTTCTAGTAAATTATTCATATTATTGATATTATTAGTGTTTGATTATATTTGTTCATAAGGTAGTTTTTAATAGGTTTAATGGCATTATTTACCACTTCTCTATTATGTACACCTTTTATTTCTTTTACCTCGATTGTAGCAAGGTTCTCACCTCGCCACAAATCTTTTGTTTTGTCTTCTAAAAATATTTGTACTTCCATATTATTTAATTATAAATAGCCAAACATTCTTTTATTATCTTGTAACCATAATTGACCGCAATCAATTTCGCTTTCGTCACATACTTCCCAAATGTTTGAGTCTAATTCGCTGTTGTCTAATACTTGAATAAATTTAATATTAGTACAATCGTAATTTCTTTTAAAGTTTTTTTGTTTGTAAGTTTTCATATTTTTAATCGTTTTATCTTGTACAAATATAGTAATACTTTTGGTAATACCATAATAAAAATAAAAATAATTTATAACTAGCTATAAATCAAACAAATATTTTTCATAAAAAAGCCCTCACTAATCAAAGTAAGGGCGAATTTTAACTACTGTGGCTAAATCAATTTAGTTAATTATAGCTATTGCGCAATTCGCTATAAACCCCTTTCGCAGTAATTTTTTAAGTTGTTCGGTATTCCCGAACTACTGACTATTTGCGAATAAACGAAAGTAAAATTAACAATACTAAAATCAAAGGTAAAATAAACCAATAATCAGCAGCTAACTGTTTATACCATGATAGTTTTGGCGTGGTGCAAGGTACTTCAAACATTACTTTTTTCTCGTAAAATATTGTATCTGATTTACATTTGCCTTCAATATAAACTTTGCCAAACTTTTTTAAATATTTAATTTCAATTTTGTTTTTAGTAATAAAAACCGAATCAATTGTTTCATTAAAAACAGTATCAATTTTAACGGAATCAATAATAATTGTATCATAAATAATAGTTGTGACTTGGATCGTATCTTGGTTGCAAAACTTTTCAATAGCTTGGTTTTTGGTGTAGCAACTTGAAAATAATAGTAAGGCAAATATTAGTTTTTTCATTTTATTTTTTAAAAAAATATGTATAAATTATTTCAGCTAGTGAAATTACTATTGCTCCAATTATTAAAATTATCATTTTATTTAAAGTATAATGTAGCTTCAGCTATTCGCCTATTCGTTAATCCTTTTAGTGGTTTCCCTGCTGCTTTATTCCATCTTAAAAACTCATTGCTGATAGTTGGGTCTTTTGGATTAATATTAACTTTTTTAAGCAAAGTTGAACTTTTCAAGTTTCCAGTTCCTAAGTTATAGGCAAAGTCAACTAAAGCATCAAATTGATTTTGGTTTATGGTATCAACACAAAAAGCATCCACAGCTAATTCATATTGCTTTAAAGTATCGTTTAATAACTCAAGCCCTTTTGCTTCGCTTATTGGAGTATCTTTTAAAGTTACCTTTTTCCCATCAGCATAACGAGTGCTACCATATCCAATGGTAGGAACTTTAGCAGGACATAAATAAGGTTTAGAACTAAAGCCCTCAAATCTTTTGATTAACTCAATTAAATTACTGCTTGATTTAGTTACTTTCATTTTCTTTGGTTCCATTTGAGAATAAGTTTGCAAATTCATTTAATACTGCACCACCTACTAAAATCCAAAAAGCTAATTTCGGGTCTTGAAAATAAGTTGCACCACCAATTGTTGCCAATATTGTTTTTAAGGCTAAAAGCCATTTTTGAACATTTTTTGGAGTAGGTTCGAAGTAATTACGAATTGATATTTTTTTCATTTTTCCAATTCTTTATAATTTTAACAATAGACAAACATGAATAAATTAATGCTGCCATGCCTGCGAATACTTGAACGATTGGCAAAAAAGCTAAGGCATAACTAGCAGCAACGCCACCCCACACAAATATGTTTTCAACTAGTAAAGTTAGGTTAATATGCTTGTTCATTTTCTACGTATTCTATTTGTTTTAATTTTTTTAATTGTTCTTTTATTTCAGCAAAGTTTTCATCTTCTAAAACTGCTAAATTAACAACCCAATTATTATTAAAATCTTTAATAAATTTTAATTCGCACTCATTCAAATAAACTCCCTCAAGTGCTTTTCTTTGCGTTTCTGTTGCTTTTAAAACTATCATATTCCTGCGGCTGTAAAAAGGTTGTTTAAAATTGTTTGTAATGCAGTATTATTTAAAGCACTTGAACCATGCCATGAACACAAATGTGAGTTTGTATCATACCCCGTTGCAGGTGTTCCGTTATTGTTAAGCGTTAATTCAAATGAACTAATATCTGGCAATAAAGGTGAACTAGCTTGTAATTGTAATGCTCCAACTCCATTTATTATTGGATTTGCTTCTGTTGCATTATTCCTAACACCTTCAAAAAATACATTACCAGTTGAAACCGTATTTGTATTATTAACATTTACACCACTTGTATTTATATTTACAAACATTGCTGGACTTGATAATCTACCCATTGATAAACTTCTACCAACACTACTAATAACGCCCATCATTCTTGTAAGTGATGCGTAACTCGGTGTTTTTACCACACATCCAAAACTTGCGCTATTTTGAGTTAATTTTACTGCTTGGGTGCTTGGTATATAGTTCAAATTCAAGTAACTAGTTCCACTTGACCGATAACCATTATTATCAAAAGTTGGAGAACTAACAGGTGTTACAAAATGCGCTGCTTTTATCATATTTGTTCTTGCAGCTATTTCACTACCAACTAAACCACAATACATATTAAATCTGTCTAACTCAGTTAATATATTCCCTGCTGTTAATGCTGGTTTGAAGAACCATGTATCAAAAAAAGTTAATTGACTTGGCGTAATTGTTCCACCATTAGCAATTATATTAGTTTGCCATGCTAGTGCTTCGGGGCTTAAAGCATCGCCACGATTAGCCCAAATATCAACTCCAATTCCTATTCTAACACTCATTATTGGTATTCAATTACTGACCCAC